AAGACAAAGATACCATGGTACCAGTACCCGTATTCAGATGTGATGACTGTGGTGCTATACCAGAAGAATTTCAACCAATAAAAATAAAGAAAAATGACAAGTAAATTTAAAATTGGCGATAAAGCTATAAAACCCAAAGGATATGATTTTCCATGTACTATAGTATCAGTGTTTACTACAATTAAAGGAGACATTCGAGTCGTAGGGGAAATGGACAACTACGGCCTATTACACATATTCAATGAAAATCAATTAGAATTAGTCAAATAGATTATGGCAGGACAAATAATTAAAGGTCAAGTTACTATTGTATTTAAAACTAGTAATCGTAGCAATGCTCGTGTAAAAATGAAAACATATAAAAAAAAGAGTATTGATGATATTTTAACTGCAAAAAAATTGGTTGGAGTTCCAGAAAATGCTATAATATTAGAAATGGGAATGGGTACTATGTTTGAAAAACAATGGAAACAAAAATATAAATTATAATGGCAAGTATATTTGATTTTATAAACGGCATAACTAGCAAAAAGAAAAAGTGGGAAGAATGGTCAGAGACAGATCAGAAGAAGTTTGCTCCATTTATTGTGAATCGTTGGCTATCAATGAGAATGGAGTTAACTGATTTAGTCAATGAACTTCAGTGTTATACTATTGGTCAATTAAAGCCAAGAGATACATATAAACTATATCATGATCTATTACCAAGTAATAAAGCATTTGCTAAATACATAAAAGGTAAAAAGTCTGACAAATATGATGTTAAACTAATACAGCAATTTGCAGAGCATTATCAAGTAAGTAAATCTGAAGTAACTGAATATTTAGAATTATTAGATAAAGACAGTTGCGATCGAATACTTTCATTATATGGATATAATAAAACAGAAAAGAAGAAATTATTGAAAGGAATAAAATGAGTATAAAGGAAATACCATTCACACATACCCAAAAACATTATATCGGCAAAGATAGTCTATATAAATTTGCAACAGAGTGGGAACTCAATGCATATGAATTTGATATTCTTAAACGAATTGTAAGATGTCGACGTAAAGGTAACTTTGAACATGACCTAAATAAAACTAAAGACGTAATTGATATATATCTTAAAGAGTTTAAATAATTAGGTTATTAGCAATATTTTTCTTATATTAATAATAAAAGAAGTAATATGGCAAATCATGTTTATACTAATATTCATATACGATTCGAAGATGAAAAAGCGTGTCGTAAATTTGAATCTGATATTTTGCAATATGATAAATGGATGAATAGTCCAGATACAGATGACTCTGTAACTACGTATTGGCAACGAATCACAAAACTACAAGATGCATATTTTAAAATAATATGTCCGGATGTAGAACAAACAAGGGGTGATTATATTGACAAGTTAGGTGCAAAATGGATATCTTTCGAAGATATCGATATCGACGAATCAGAAATTAATTTAAACATAACTTCAGCATGGAGTCCAGCCCATGGTTTATTTGCGAGAATATATGATCATGTTTCAAAGATAGACCCAGATGCTAGTCTACTAATTGATTGGGAAGATGAGGGGATGAATTTTATTGGTGCTGCATCATATAATAAATTTGGTGATGATTGGGATGAATATGAACCAAGCGAAGAAGATTTACTATTACTAAATGATGAGGACGAAGATCGCAGTGATGAATTTTATGAGATGATTAATGATCGAATGTCTGAATTAATAGATTGTGTATTATATAATACTAGTTTCACATTAAATGGATCTGATGAGTAAAGAAAACGTAAATTATATTAGTCCGGTTTATAGATTGGCAGTAAGAGATCCAAAGTCGGTGCCAACTAGAATTTCATATTCACAATGGTCAATGTATGAAAAATGTCCATTGAATTGGAAGTTAGCATACATTGATCGATTAGCACCATTCACGGCATCTATCGATACTGTCTTTGGAACTGCATTTCATGAGACACTGCAACACTTTCTGACGGTTATGTATACTGAGTCTGTAAAGAAAGCAGATGCAATAGATTTACCAGACTTATTAATGGAAAATCTTAAAATTGAATACAGTAAATGTGTTGCTGATCGTAACGGTGAGCATTTTTCGAATCCATTACAATTAGCAGAATATCACGAAGATGGTGTTGCTATATTAGATTGGTTCAAAAAGCGTAGAGGACAATATTTTTCGAGTCGTGATTATGAGTTGCTAGGAATAGAAATGGAATTGTGTACTCCAGCATCTCAAAAGAATTCATCAGTTTATTGGTATGGATTTATGGATTTAGTGTTACGACATAAGCCTACTAATACTATAGAAATTTTTGATATTAAAACTAGCAGAACGGGCTGGAATAAATATCAGAAAGCAGACTCATTAAAGTCAGCTCAATTAGTTACATATAAAACATATTTCTCAGAACAATATGGTGTTCCTAAAGAAAATATCAATGTAGAGTTTTTCATAGTTAAGCGAAAGCTAATGGAGAATTCAATGTTTCCTCAAAAACGAATTCAACAACATCAACCAGCATCGGGTACGGTTACACAGAGAAAAGTACAGAAACGAATCGATGAGTTTGTAGAAACATGTTTTGATGCCGCTGGAAATAAGAATAAGGAAAGAGAGTATTTGGCACTTGCTGGTAAGGGAGCTAAACACTGCAAATGGTGTCCATTTAAAACTGATTATGAAAATTGTCCTAAAGAAAATAGGATTCGAGAATAGTTTTTTATATTATATAGTATATGTATAAACCACATAAACATAAACACGTATATGTATATGATTTTGTTTTGAGTAAACACAAATCACATAGTATCGGATATACAAAGTGCGAATATACTTTGTGTACTGATATTACTGGGCCTAACACTAAACAGAATAGAAAATTATTAGAAATCGGTTTACGCATAGCATATAAGCATTATCCAAAAACAGTTAAGTTTGCATATGAAAAATACGACTAACGTTGCAGTTATAGGAAATAACAATTGGCAGAATCGCCGTAAAGTTCAAGAAACGCTGCAAGGATTAAAAAGCAAATTCGATGAAGTTGTAATCATAGGAGCTGGTGGGTCTGGTGGTGCTAATAGTATGATTAGAAAATATGCATTAGAATTCGGAATGAACTATAAAGAATATAATCCTTCATATTCAGGATATAATCTATATTCAGCAATGCCAAAGACATATTATGGCAAATCATATCACTTTAGTCAATTACACCACAGAATGAAACTTATCGCACAGAATTGTGATTATATGATTATCATGACAAATGAATCCACACTGGATCCGTTTCTAAAAACAGCATATAGTAATATTAATAAACAAAATAAACCGGTAGTTTTACTAGGTTGATATTTATATAAAAGTTATAAGGAGTTTAAATGGAGTTACCAAAAATACAAACAATAGACAACAACAAATCTACAAAAAAGAAAATTTTATTATTATCCGATGATTTTCGATTACCTAGCGGCATCGGAACTATCAGCCGCGAAATTATTTTAAAAACAGTACATCACTATGATTGGATACAGTTAGGAGCTGCACTACAACATCCAGAGCATGGTAAAGCACAAGATGTATCGAAACAGATTCAAGAAGAAACTGGTGTAGCTGATGCCGATGTAAAAGTTGTTCCATGGACAGGGTATGGCGATCGAAACGTATTATTTTCTATAATTAATCAAGAAAAACCAGATGTAATTTTACACTTTACAGATCCTAGATATTGGACATGGTTATATTCATTAGAACATGAAATTAAAACTACATATGGAATCCCAATAGCATATTATTCAATTTGGGATGATCTACCATATCCAATGTGGAACGCCCCTTATTACGGTAGTTGTGATTTGATTATGGGAATCAGTAAACAATCAGATAATATACATAGAGAAGTTCTTAAACAAAACGGATTTGGGGTATATGATTATGATTCAAAAACTAATTCTAATTCTAATGGTATTATTACTGGTTATGTACCACATGGATTAGATCATAATATATATA